AAGTCACCAAAAGATGCCTTTGTAGATGAGTCAGAATCAAGTATGTCTGCTAGTTCACGAACTCCAGATATAACAGCACGTCGTGGTGTGTCAAGAATTTGGATTGGAACCAAAAGACTTTTAATCACACTTGGTGAAAGTGTGTCTTTTGTTAAACCCTTTATTTCATTTGATGAAACATAAGTTTTAACTTTAGGAGTTACAACAGCAGGTTTCTTTGAATTCAACTTGTCTAGTAGTTCAGCAGTCTGCCAAGACTCACGGATGAGTGGCTTTCCAACTGGAGGCAACTTGGAAACAGATTTTGGTTTCTTGGATTCCGTAATCCGTTTTAGAGCATCAAGAACAACAGATTCGTCTGCACTAGCCATTCTTCATCTTGTTTTTCATCAGAACAGCCATTAGTAAATCTTCCTTCAAAGGAGTATAACCTTGCGATTCTAGTTTGCCCTGAATCAAGGCGCCAAGTTTTTCTGCATCAGAAAGTTGTCTTGTAGCGGTCCCTGGAGTCCTGCCCGCAAGATTCTTTAGAAACTCACCATAAGATTTGTTTCTTGCAGTAGCCGCTTCATCTTTGATTGCAGCGCCTTTAAGAGCATTGAAATCTTCTTTTGCTTTTGACTCAGCCCTACCTTTGGGCGCACCAGGCATTTGAATTTTTGCATTCAACAATTTTTCAAACCAGTTACGAGATGATTGTTCTCTCTTATCAAGACGTTCTTTACCAAGTTCATCCTGCATTGCCCTAGCCCTGAGGAATTTCTTTTTATCCGCATCGGATGTGAGCATGACGTCACCGTAACGCGCATCAATACTGGTATTCTTTTTCATCTGTTTTGCAGAATTCGTGTCAACATCTTTAAGAATCTTTGAAAAAGCATCTGGAGCATACTTATACATATCTTCAAGGGTGTACTTTGTTTGTGCTCCACGCAATCCCATTTTCTCAAATGGGTCTTGCTCAAGTGATTGTTCCATCAACTTGCCACGAACAGTTTCCTGTTCTTTGGCAATTGAATCAATAAACTTTGTCCAAGTTGCTTCCTTCTTAACACTTTTTGGCTTTTGACTATAAAGTTGCCAAGGTGGAACGCCCTGTCGAATCTGTAATGCAGCCACAGTGTAAGGGTCTTCTGGGTCTCCAGCAGTAGCCAACAACGTGTTGGGTGCATAACGCTCCCAAAGTTGGTTCTCATCAAACTGTGGCTTTGGCTGATATGTGCCCATCAGGTACGACATAACAGGGTCCATTGTTGCGCTAGACAAATCGCTAAATTTGCCCCTATTCATGGCAGCAAGAAGTGCTTGTGTAACTGGGTCCATACTTTATAAGCCTTTCGTTACTTCTTTGGCTTAGCAGGAGGCTTCGCTGCAGAAAGACTTGGGAAAGCCTTTGCTACCTGAGCCTTGGTTGCTTCTGGGTTCTTTTCGGCAAAAGCCTCAATCTTGTTAACAAGGGTCTGATTCTTGATTGTAGGAATCTTGTTAACAATTGCCTGAAGTGCCGGCTTGTAAGAAGGTGCAGCAGGGGCTGCAGGGGCAGTTGATTTAGTTGGTGTTTTTTCAACAACACCATCTTCCATGTTAAGAAGAGTCTCGTAAAGGGTGGTTCCCTTTTCACCTTCAGCCTGACTAATATCAAACTTCTTTCCAGAAATCTGATTAATCAAATCATTGAGGGCATCTTGCCTTGTGGTTGCAGCCTGGGCACCATAAGCACCTCTAGCAGAAAGAAGATTCTGCATAGCAATGTTTCTTGCCATCTGCGACTCAGCAAGCCTTGAGGCTTGCGACTGCTGAGATGTACGGCTCAACAAGTCGTACAACGTATTAAACCCGCCACCAAGTTGTTGGTTGTATTGGTTCTCGGATGCAAGTTGCGCCTGAACACTTGGGTCAGCCACACCGTAAGCCTGCATAAATTGCTGACTAGTGTCGGTCATTGCTTGTGGCGAGTAAGACATTCCAGCAAATGGGTTATTGGTATTCTGATTTAGATAAGCACTAAGCGCATCGTAGCCAGTACCTGTAAGTTTGCTTGCATCTCCATAGCCAGCATTAATATTGGCCAAGGCAGTATTGTAAGCAGAACCAATCTGGCCTTCGCCAGTCGTTTGCATTTGACCAAGTTGTCCACGAAGGTCATTGTATGTATCTCTCCAATCGCCACCAGTGTAATAATCGTTAAAAGCCTGATACTGAGCAAGTGCTTTTCTTCGTGCTAATTCAGCAGCGTCAGATGTCTGTTGCTTTTCGTATTCAAACTTTTCACGAGCAAGAGTGTCGCTGGCGGATGGACCACTACCGCCACCACCCAAACCAAATTGAGCAAATGGATTTGCTAATTGAATATCTTCCATTGTTGGAAGTGTGTCTGAACCAAAATACTGTTGATTGTAAGCAGTACGTTCCGCAGGTGTTGAGCCACCATACCAGAATGGATTACCAGTTGCTTCACGAGTAGCAGCCATTTCAGCAGAACGCTCATAAGCGTCTGCACTACGTGGGGCAGTGTTTGGATTAAATGGAACTGGTGGAAAAACAGTAATACCAGTCTTTGAAGCACCATAACCGGTGGGTGCTTTTGATGGTTGAGTTCCTGGTTGCCATGACATATTAGATACCTGCTCTCATCTGCATTAGTTGTAATGCATCTTCTTGAATTTGCCTTGCTTTCTGTGCTTCCAAATCTGCCAAGTCTGATTGAAATTGACCTGTCGATTGGTCCATACCAAGTTTGTATTGCTGATTACCCTCATCGGCTTGACGTTGCATTTCAGCCCTAGATTTGATTCCACTCTTTGCGTATTCAGCCATTGCATTCTTAAAAGCACCAGAGCGAACGCCAGGACCAACTAGCCCACGCCTACCATAAGAAGACACAAGGGGCTTTTGTTGTTTAGTAAATTGCTCATTAAAATCTGCAAGATTTCTTGCTGAACGTTGATTGGAAATAAAGTTTGCATAACCCTGCATTGCTGCATTACTTGAATAATTATTCATCAACGCACGGCGTTGTGCCTCAAAGACACTTGGGTCGTAAGCCATTATCTATCGTTCCTTTGCCTCGTGTACGCACTAGCCTCTTGGCGACTCATCAAAGTCGCCACATCTTTCTTGATATCTTCAATTGCCTCAACCAACGACAAAGTAATCTGACGGACTGCTGTTGCATCCACAGAAGAAAGAGTCGTAATTGCAGGAATGTGGAGTGGTTCTTTCATCCGAAAATTTGCGCTCCAAGAATAATTTGGTCATCCTGGGAAATGGTTGGAATAACCGTTGTCGGGTCAAGTTTTGCATAAGTAACAGCACCATCAGCAATCTTTACTGTGGTCACAGCATTAGTTGCTAATTTTGCAGCAGTAATAGCAGATGAGTCAATATTGCTTCCATCTGCCAAACCATTGACATAACTTTCAATGTCATTAAAGTTTGTGTTGACTTCTGCTGCTTCGGCAATTGTGCCGTTAGTAAAAGTATGTGTAATCGTAATAGCCATTATCCAGTAACCTTTCGTGTATTAAACTTGTATGCAATGCTGTCAATTCCCCAGAACAAACCAACCGGGCCAGTAAACAACAATTGCACAGCACGTGCTAAACCAAGATTTGAACCCCTTACAACCTGAGCACCAACTGCACCAACACCCCATTCGCCGCTTCCCCAGTAACCTTCACCCCAGCGCATTCCGCCAGCGGATGCATCAAGTGAAATATTAAATGCTTTTCTTTCGTTACCAATTGCTTCTTCAAAGTTGTGAAACACTTTTACGTTAATTTGTCGAGCAGTGTCTGTTTGTTTAATAACAAAGTCTGGTCTACGCCACATCTTCTTCATTGAGTAAGAACGACCATCTACCCAGCCAGTTCGATAATATGATTCGAAGTTTGCTTCAGCACCAGCAAGTAAATCTTTTTCTTCTGCGTAAACATCCACCTCAACAACACGGGGAATGTTTGGGTGAATCATAAATGCTTTTGTTTCACCATCTGAGTTTGTCCAATCGGTTCCACCAATTAATCCATAACCGTCTGCTGTTTTATGAGCGACATAAGTTCCATTATTAATTGTTGGGTCGTAAACAAAAGATATGGCTGGATAACTAACAGAAGTTACTTTAGAAAACGGCATTGAAAGCCAAACACGTTCGTTGACATATGAAACGCTTATTTGGTCATCTGCTGTTGAGTTTATGTATCCATCTGGATACATTGATTTCAAGTTTGTAAATATGTCAATTATTTGTGTACCGTTGTAAAAATACAAACCCTGTGGATGCGAAAAAAAATAAACACCGTTTGATGCTACGGCTACATGTTCATGCTCCAAAGCACCAAGTTGCGGTGACAACTGAACAACCTGAAAGTCTGTTGGGTCATAACCGTACACAACAAATATTGCTGTTTGTTTGAAAACAACAAGTTGACCACTTACAACAGCAAGTGCTGTGATTCCTTCACCACCACCTTCAAAGTCGATGTAGTCATCTTCATCCCAGTTGTCTGGGATTGACTCAAGTGACCAACGAACACGATTGGGGTATGCAACACCAGCCTCTGTTGTGTTTGCAACAACCATTTTGTTTGCGTGAACAATAATGTGTTCAGCAGTTGGCATCTTGTGTGCCGATGCGTCGGCAGTAGCCTGCCACGCATGCGGAGCGGTGCCAGAAGCAGTCAAAGCAGTAGCGTATGTATTTGTGGTAATCCATGAATAACCACCGCTACCTGCTGTACCAGTTGTCAGATATAAAGTCTTACCCCATGCAGCCATGCAGGCACCATGAGTTTGTCCTGCAACCACATCGTTGCCAGAGGAATACTCCAACGTAGTAAAGTTTCCACCAGTTGACTTGTAAACCTTGGTGTAGTTAGCCAACATTAAGTGAGGTGTCGCACCAGGAAACGCATACAGTTTATGGGGAGTCCAAGTACCAGTAATTGCTGTTGTGTTTATCTCACGAATTCCACCACGAGTAAACAAACCACCACGAGGGTCAACCTCGACATTTAGCATGTCGGGTGACTCATTGCGCTTCAACTGGAATTGGTCAGCCCGAAGGTTTAGACCACCAGTGAAGTCGTCGTAGCGTTCAACAGATACAGCACTCATTGACCAAGTGTCGCTCCAAGCGTCTGCAACCAGCGACGCATAGTTGGATACTGGCGACCAGCAGACATAATAACCGGCTGTGCGCTTGATGCTTTCATCAAGTCACGGCGAGCAAGTCCAACACCTTCTTCAAATGAACGCATGTACATGGCAGACAAATCAGAGTCTTCTTGGCGCTGATAAACCCTTGCAATTACAAAGTATGGCAACAAAGCATGAAACCATTCATCAAGGTCAATTGTTAAAGTTGCATCTGACAGCCATGTGTACAATGGGTTGCGATAAGCACGAACAGTAATCGGGTATATCGCATCAGGCTTTGCCCACAACTGCAACTTCTTATCCCAGAAAGAATAAAAGTATGGTCGGCTAGGAACATCCGTGTTTCCAAGCCAAATCTCTTCGGCATTGTCATATGGAATTAAAGTCAGTCGAGCACCAGATTGGCTAGTATCTACAACCGAGATAATTTCTCGAATATCCCCAATTGTAGATATTGTGTACTCACGTTGGTTGGCAACAGTATTAAAACTGTAAGTCTCTTGCAGGTACGGCCACCTACGCTCAAGTGAATAAATGCGTTGAAAACCTTCACGAGCAAACTGGTCAACAATAGAGTCTGGAAGGTCGGTTTCGTCTAGGTCAACCATGTTCCTAACTTGTGTGCGAAGTTGGGTAAGGGTAATGCTCATTTAGCCTCGCCTTTAGAACGTAGATGTCCGATACAGAAATCAGTGCCCCGTGCCTTCGGACCTTCACAGGTGTCATCGTTGGCTGTACAGCGGTTGCGACCAATGTATGGCGCTGAGGGAGGTGCTAGTTTGGCACCCGCTGACGGGGCAAGACGGATACCAGAAACTGGCTTTCCGTAATATGAATGGGCAGGTACAGCATTTTTCATCATACTCCTAGCCCAATTTGTTACCTATAAAAGTCCCCCCACCTTTCGGCAGGGGAACTTGACACCGAATAAACGGTGAAGGCACTACTTGTTTTTGTAAAGAGGCGTTGACTTTGGCATTACTTTTGCTGCAGCCTTTTTCTTTGGTGCACCAAAACCAGCACGGCTTACGTTGCCGGACTGGAACTTCTGACGAAGTTCTTTACGCTTTGCTGCATCCACAGTTTTGCCCTTTGCTTCCATCTCTTTAACACGAGTCTGGACAAAGAACTTCTGACGAGCAGCCTTCTTTGCTGCGGCGTTGCTTGCCATTGACGAATCTGCACCATCAGCACCTGGGCGCTTTGGCATGCTTGTCTGACTTGCAACAAACGCTTTGCGGTCGGCAATACGCTTTGCAACTGCTGGTTTTGCTTTTTTCATTGCCATTAGTACATTCCTTTGCTAGATGCTTTCATTTTTTTGGATGATTTACTTGACTTGCGCTTTGGGTAAGTAGAAGTTGTTTTTCCAGCCTTTGGAGTTGCACTCGCATGGCTGTCAAGAATTCGATACTTTACTGGCATAATTCTCCTTTTATAAGAAAAGGGGGATGGAGTGTGGCCTCCACCCCCCGATTCAGATTACTTATGCTCGGTAAATGCTTACCGTGTTTGCTGCAGTGAATACCGCAACATACGTTGCCGATGATGCTGCTGCAACCGAGAAGGTTGCTGCCGCACCAACAAGTGTTACACCCGTTGCACCAGCAGTTACCACGATTGGGTGGGTTGCTGCTGCCACGTTAACTACGGTGAATTGGAAACTTGAACCAACACCTTCGTCTGTGAACGCTGCACCAAGTTCCGCACCAGTTGGTGTGGTCAAGGTACGGCTTGCCGTTGGGGTCATTGTGTATAGTGTCCGTGCTGCACCAGCAAGGTTTGCTGCTGTTTGTACGGTGGCTGCATCAGTAGCGGCAACAACAGTTACCTTTTCTTCTTTTGCTGCCCATGCTTCAAGACGCTTACGTGTTACCGCACCGTCTGTGCTGTTTGCTAATAGTGGCATTTCATTCTCCTTTTAGGTTAGTTAACTTAGGCGGTCTTTGCCGTGAGTTTGCCCTGCTTGGCACGGTTACGTACTGTCAGGTTGCCGTAGCACATGATGAGCGCATAACGAGCATCGGTGTCTTCTGGCTTAATGAACTCAGTCTGCGAGAACCACTTGTCTGAGTGACCAACCAAGGTGATGTACTTGCTGTTAAGGAAGTAGAATACACCACCGGTGCAGTGTACGTCGTACATTACAGGAGCAGCCTTGAACAACAGGTTCTGGAATCCAGCATCTGCAGTCTTGGTGTCCGTGTAACGGAGGTTTGGCTGAAGCAGTGCTTCGTACTTCTCAAACAACGTCTGAGTTGTCAACAAGGTATCTGGGTGGTCATTACCAACCGAAACGTTGTTGTACATCGTGGACATTTGAGCAAGAGTCAATGCAGTTGCAGTGTTCTCTTCTTTTGACTGCCAGTACGAGTAGGTGCTGGAGTTGATTCCACCAACGGTGTTGCCGGACTCAACCAAGTTGCCAAGGCCGTTCCAGTCTTTTCCGCTGTTGCCAGTTCCGTCACCAAAGAACATTTGGTTGAAGGATTCACGCATGGACTCTTCAGCCTGCATAATCTTTGCTTCCAAAAGGTTGATGATTTCTTGTTCGCCGTTGTTCTTGGCTTCTTCGATACCGCTGATTGCGATAGAAGCAGCGTACTGCTTCCAGTCGTACTCAGCAGCCGAGATACCCTCTTGTGGGGTCAAGGCAAGCGAATCGTAACCGCTGTATGAAGCAACAGTTGAGTTCTGACCGTAGATGAGTGGTTCGATAATCTTCGTACCGCCGTTAAGCATACGAATACGACCCTTGTCCATCAAGGTGTAGGTAAGTGGGCGGGCAGTAAATACGTTGTCGGTCAATTGTGAACGGTAGTTCGCAAGGGTTGTTGACAGAAGCGCATCAAAGTTGGCGTTAGCCATGATATTTTCTCCTTGGGTTTAAGCGTTAAGCGTTATGTTGCCGTTTTGCGGCTTCATACGCATCTCGCAATGATGTGATGGGTTTTGCTGATACATCGGCACTTGACGATGATGCTCCTGCATTCACAACAGATGCACTTCGCTTAGCCTGCGTAACCTGCTCAGTTTCTTGCGTCTTCTTCGCTCGAAGTTGACGAATTGCCTGTGCGTCCTCGTAAATGCTGTCGAATTTCATTTGTTTGTAAACCGCTTCCAAATCGGTAGAACCAGTGGCCAAAGCCTTTGCTACTACTTCATCTGCATCAAAATCAGAACCGTATCGGCTCTGCAGCGTGGAAACAGTATTCTCCAACTCCTGCATGGCTCTCGCTTGTTCAAAAGCCTGCACTCGTTCTTCCAACTGTTTGAATTGCTTTTCAACCGGGTCCATCAACAGTTCCTCTTCTGGAGAGATTGTCTGCTGTATACCGTAATGTTTTCCAAGCAGTTCCAAGGTTTCCTTTGGGTTACTTTGCAGGGCTTCCTGTAAAGCAGCACCAAATTGCACTTGTCGCCGTTGCTCACTGAGTTCCTGTGTCTTGCGGGTATAGTCCGCCTGACGCTGGTATCCAGAAAGCGCCTCTTTGAGTGGCACCCTGACTTCTTCTCCACCAACGGATACGGAAACGTATTTGTCTCCGTACTCATCAACGGGAAGCAATTCAATTTGCTCTTCAGTGAGGTTTTCAACTACATCTGAAACCTGTTCAACTTGTCCGTTGCTTTCTAACTCAGGGGCTGATTCGGTTACGACTTCATTGCTGATTGTATTGCTCATTGCTTGAGTCCTCCAAGGGTTGCTCTATAAGTAGTGATTTATCGTTACATCGATGGTGGCATCTGGCCACCACCTTGCATTTGTTGCATCAATTGCGCCAAAACTTCTGGTGGTAAACCAGCAAGTTCCGGTGGCAATCCTGGAGCACCACCTTGCGGTGGCATTCCAGCCTGACCACCACCAGCCATAAGTTGCGCTAACAACTCAGGTGGCAGTTGAGGCATTCCACCTTGCGGTGGCATACCTTGTGGTGGTAGACCTTGTGGCGGCATACCTGCAGGCATTCCCTGCGGAGGCATTGGCATCATTTCTTGTGGTGGCATTTCAGGACCCATGTCATCTGGGCCACCTTGTGGTTCCTCGGCCCCTGGAGGGGGTGGAGGAGACTGCAAGAACATTGAAGGCTGTTTAACACCAAAACCGTATTGCAAAACGTACTGTGCAAGTTTTTCAATATTAACAATACCCATTTGCAAGAATGGTGCCATTGCGTCCATAATCTGCATGGCAGATTGACGACGGAACGATTCGTTTACTGGTTGTGTTGAACCACCTTCAACTTCAAAGTCAAACTCACCCTGAATGTAATCACGGTCAAAGTTCAGCCATGCTGTCTTTTCGCCAGAACCAAGAATGCGTACAGACTGTTCACCTGTCATGTACTGCTGTGCCAGCATTACAAGTCTGCGTCCACAATCTGCGATACAGCGTTCGATAACTGCAAGTTTTTCAGATGCTCTCGCATTAGCAGCATCCTGCACGATTCCAGCCTCTGTGGCTGTACGACGAATCTCTGGCAACCCACCACGCATGTATTCTGAAACACCAGATACACGGTCGATGTCTTGTGAAATCAAGTCTGATTGGTTGTAGAACTCTGGTGGACTAATAACTGCCGGCATCGGAACAATTGCATTTGCAAGTCCATCTTCAGAAATTACAGGAACCATTACGTTGTCTTCGTCTGACTCAAGAGCAGAACGACCATCTGCATCAAATGCAGATTCACGATACAACCACTTGCGTGAGAATCGCTTGCGATGATTCATCATCTGGGTACGAGTCTGGTTGAGTTCCATTTGCAATGGCTCAATTGCTTCAAGTTCACCCATTGGGTAGAAGTTGTCTGGAATGTCATAGTTGCGAAGCATGACAAACGGATGACCGAAGGCAAAAGGTATCTTTGTTGGAGAAACAAGGAACTTGTCTCCACCATCACAGAACACAGAAATAGTGTCTCTGTCAATGTCGTAGTATTCCCAGATTTCTACATAAGAGTCATCTGGGTTGTCTCCTCGTCGTGGACGCAGATTTCCACGCCAGTCGTCAACACTCCACTTGGAGTAATGCGATGGAGATGCTTCTTGTCGTGCTGATGCGTTGTAACGCTTGTCTTTCTTGACATCTTTTAATGGACGACGAATTCGTTGTGCAATCCATTTGATGTCCGACATTGATGTTGCGTCAGCATCTACAAAGATATCAAAACAAGATATTCTTTCTACGAATGGCCTGTCTTCTGTGATAATCAATTCAGATTCTGTAATTGATTCTGGCGTAGCCAAATCATCAGCGCTATCATAGTTCTCTTGCTTTTCGACAAAACGATAACCAGTCTTCATCCAACCGTGACCAACAATCAACATGTCTTTTACTGCACGACGGAATTCACGCTGACACTCAAAGTGTCTCCACCAGTAGTTTACAATCTCTTCAGTAATGATTGCTTTTGGTGCATCATCTGACCTTCGTGCATTAACAACAATCTTTGGATAGTTAACAGAAACACTTGGTGCAATTACGTTAATTGTTGCAAATGCCATGTTGATAAGCAAACGGTCTTCTGGCATTTGTGTTTTGTAGTGACGACCACGGTACATGTCGACCATTCTTGCCCAAAGGTCGTCGTATCGTTCCTCACGCCTCCAACGGCGTGACTGTTCAATCTTGCCACGATACTTCGTGATTAACTCTTGGTTGGAAATCCTAGCCATTAGTCCTCTTTCCTACCTTCGTGCCAACCGATGTGTTGGTCAAGTTTGCTTCCGATTTTGTCGACTTTAATTCCCACAAGTTTGAGCAGGTCCCTGCCCTCCGCATGTTGCTCCGTATTTTCCCGTCTGAGTTTTTGTAGTACCACCACGACTGGTCCTGTGATGACCGCCACGACGATAGGAACCCAGACTGCATCCATGTCACACCCACCTGCTTCCGACAGGTTCGGCTTTAATGCC